TAGACGACGCTTCGTCCATGGCGTATTCGCCTCAGTCGCAGGTGCAATTTGGTACCGCCACGCCAATCGCAAACGGCACTGCGTACCGGTACAACTGGGAGATCATTAGCGCTCCAAGCATCAGTTTCGATGGTGAAGGCGGTGATGATGCAAAGAAAGAGACTCGTGCTCGCCGCAAAAAGATTGCCGGCAGCCAAGCCGATCAAGTAGGCGGCGAGCCCACCGGCAGATCCGGACAACCCGGAATCGGTCGAGCCTATTCGCGCACGATGGGCCTGACCCACCACGTCACCACCAGCGCGTTTAACAACTACAACGACAAAACAATCGTCAACGTAAACAAAGGAGACACCCTAAAGTTCACAATTTTCAGGCAAAATTGGGAAAGCTTAAACGACGACTTCACTTACGACGGCTACAAAACTCAAGTCAACGTTAAAGATTTACGCGATACTGCACGCGAGTGGCGCGAGCAAGCCTCCGACATGTTGAGTGTCGGCAGCGAATGGCTGATTGGAGCAACTGTCTGGCGCGTCACTAAAAACGCAGGCATCGACAACGTTGTCAGCCGCCTAGTGATCGACCTGGAATGCGTAGAAATTCTTGGTGACAATCGAGTCGGTATTGCAGGTGAAAGAGCTGTCGGCGACGCCTTGGTTGGATACGAAGGTCAGCAGTTTGATGAAACAGTCCACTGTGACATCAACCACTGGCCGTTGTGCCGTTACTTCTCGTTCACTATCCGCCCTGTCCGTCGAGATGCACGCGTCATTGAGTTCGGCATTCGCTCGCAAGTCTGGAACCGCGCAGACGGTTTGTGTAACTTCAGCGTTATCCCAACACCAGCAAAACTTGACCGCCTGGATCGCAAAGACGTCACGCTGACGACACCGCGTCAATCCCGCTATTTCAAGCGTGCAAGTTTTTTCCAGATCGCAGTGCGCCCCGTACCCACTGGCACGCAGACGCCAGAATGGTCTGTACTGCCTCAGTTGTTTTGCGTCGTTGGCAGAGCACCTGTAGACCTCCACAACTACATCCGAATCAAGGCTTCCGATTCTTCGTACTACGAGTACAAATTTATCCCCAAAACTGGCGCTGATATTTATAACAACTACGCCAACGACAGGGCCTGGCGCCTTAAAGCAGACGAGCAGCAGGTCATCGGCTGGAAACCACTGGAGACCAAATACGGCATATTTTTTGTACAAACAAACGGATTAGAGCTGAGCGTAGCGGATCTACTTAATTCGCCTCAGATGCTCACGGATAAAAGCGATGTCGGCAACGCACCCAACGTATTGCCGACAGTTATTACACCATCTGCTGTTGCTGTTATACGCACCAGAGTCAACAGAGGCGACAACAAAGACGTCGTTGACGCATGGCTTACTAGCCTTTTTGGTGACGCATCAAGCCCCAACCTGCGTGGAACAACCCAACGGCAAACGTTCACTATCGCAAAACCCGGAACACCAGCAGACACGATGCAGTTGCGTGTCAGTGCTACGTCGCTAAAAAATTCAAACAAGCCTGCTGACAGCATCAAACGCTGGACTTGGCAAGAGATTACGTACAGGATTGACAGTTACGTTGGCACTTGGGCATTAAACACTGAGGGCGAGATTACGATTACGGGTCTTAACACTTTTACCAATCCCTTTGCACTCAAGCACGGTTACACAGCCGTCACGCTGGTGTTTGGCGTTACTCAAGTTAAAGAAATCGTCCAAAGACCAAAAGATGCAGATGTAAGTACCGCTGAACGGTCCTTCGAGGTTGGAACAGGCGTCGCGGATTGCAGCTACTTTTCTGAAGTTACAAAAAGCAACGACAGTAATCCCGAACACCAAATTGTCTACGTTAACGAATACGTCGAAAACGAAATCAAGCCTGAATACACGAACATGTCTATGGCAGCCCTCAGCTTAAAAAGCAGTGGGCAGATTAACAGCGTGGACCAAATGCGGATGTGGGTACCGGACGGCATCGCTGTACGCCGCTTACTCGATAACACCACAGGACCCAGCAACCTATTTACAGACGCTGTTTTGTACCTACTCCAGAATTCAGAACAGGGCTTAGGCAATGTCATTCCGACCGAGCTAATCGACGAGGACAGCCTGACGGTTACAGGAAAATTCCTTCAAGCCAATGGCATCTTTTTTGACAGTGTCATCGAAGAAGCCGAAAACCTTCGCTCGTTCTTATACAACGCGGCATCCTTGCAACTGTGTAACTTCACGATCAAAAACGGACGCTTTGGCATGATGCCTGCGTTGCCGTACGACACAAACGGCAAAATCTCCACAGCTCCGGTTGAAGTCGAACAGATCTTTACTGCAGGCAACATTATCGAGGGCAGCCTGCAAGTCAACTACTTGGATGCTGCCCAACGACTTAACCTCCAGGCGCTGGTGACTTGGCGTGAAAACTTCAAATACGAACTTCCCAACCAGCGCTCCGTTGCTGTCTATTGGAGCGACACCGCCGGCAACACGCAAAACCAACAGAGCTACGACCTTTCTGAATTTTGCACAAGCAGAGATCAAGCAATTCTGACCGCAAAATTCCTGCTATCTACAAGACGCCGGATTACACACAGCGTTGCATTTAAGACAGTGCCAGACGGACTCGACATCGAACCCGGCTCCTACATCCGCGTCATCACAACAAGTACGACCTACTCAGCGCAAAACAACGGCGTCATCACTGACGCTGGCACTCTAGTATCTGTTGACTCGATTGCAGACGGTGAATACAAAGCACTTGTCTATAATCCACAAACCGGAGAAATCGCTGAAAAGCAAATCACCATTGCATCTAATACTGTCTCGAACACTGATGTGTACGGATGTCTGTTCACGTTACTTTCTACAAAAGTCAACCAAGCCGTGTACCAAGTCGAACAGCTCACTATCGAAGAGGATGGTTTGGTCAGTATCGCTGCCATCCATGTACCTGTTACCGCCACAGGCGCTAGCGTGGTTGCAGATGACGTGCTGAACGGCTTGTTTGAGGTGGAAGAGTAATGGCATTTCCTGCACTAACCCCCACAAGCCGCGAATTTGCGCCTGGCGACTGGCCAATCAAACGGTTCAACTCGCAATCCGGATCCGAAATTCGCATCCTTTACGGCAACCAACGCACCAACGCAAAACTCGGTCTGGGCTACGACAACATCACGGACAGCGAAGCACAACAATTTTTAGCCGACTACGACGCCCAATTCGGCACCCTGCGCACATTTGATTTACCAACAGCAGTCACTACTGGCACGTCTGTTGCCATGCAATCGCCTGCTGGCACTAAGTGGCGTTACGAGTCGGAACCACAAGTACGTTCGGTACGTCCCGGCATTAGTAGCGTTACAGTGAATTTGGTGGCGGTGCTCTGATGGCCAAGATCTACACCGGCAAAGACGGACGCCTCCTGATCGACGGCATCGAACAGGTCAAGGTCACCAACTGGACCCTGAGCGGATCGCTTGAAATGTTGGAGACCACCAGCCTTGGCGACTCCCAACGTAACTACGCCCCAGGCGTACAGGAATTCAATGGCAGTGCCACACTGCTGTACTACAAAGACGCTGCAGGTCGCAATGACGCTGGAACCGCACTCCGCAAGATCATCAAAACCGATGGCGTTTCGGACGGCGACACCGTAACCATCCGGCTACGCCTTGTCGACGGCGACACAACCAACGACATCGCACTAACCTCCTACATCACAAGCGTCAGTATTGGCGCCAGCGTTGGCGAGATCAGTTCTGCCCAAATTAGCTTCCAAGCAACGGGCGCATTGCAAGCGGTAACGATCTAATGGGCGTTTTTCTTGGCAACATCGGCAACGTCGAGCTGACGCGGCGATCTTTCGAAGGCGCCAAGCTATCGCTGGTCAATCCTGGTGACGTCAACTACCAGCGCAACCGCTTCAGCTTTGATTTTGCTGAAGGGATGCTGATCACTGGCGACCTAGTTGAAATAACCGCAACCGACGGAACCAACCTTGACTTTATTTCGCCTGACGGCTGGGGCGACGGCGTTGTCCGCGAAAGCGGCAAGTGGTTTATCCATGTTGATGAACTTGGCTCCATCCGCCTGTACGACAATTTTGACGACAGCCTTGAGGGCAGCACTGCCGGTTTGATTGAGCTGGCGCAAATCAACCGCGATATTCCAATTCGTGTTGATGTTGAAGACAGTTCCGGCCGCTTGCTTGCTTGTATTACTGATTATGAATTAAACACCAATCGAGAAACTGTTGACATTACGTCGCTTTCGGACGAGTATCGCCAGCAGTACAGCAGTTTGATTACAGGCAGCGGGCGTTTGACTGCGCAATGGGACTATGTCAACGAGCTGGGAGAGGAGCCGATTAATTATTTAATGCAATTGGTCTTGCGCACTGAGATAGGCTCCGGATTCCACGCCAAGTTGTACATCAAAACACTTGGGACCTCTGCGTCTGCTGGCTCCTTTTCTAATACGCAGGTCAATGATGCGCTCTGGTGGGAATTCGATGCGCTTGTCACGAATAGTGCCACCAGCTTTGCGCCAGGAGACATTGTGGTTAGCACAATTGATTTTGTTGCTACTGGACCTATCAAGCTACGCGCTCGGACCACACCACGCCGTCGATTACTGCAAGAAACGGGCGATCCAATTAAGCTTGAAGCCAAGACAGGTGATGGGTATCTGTTGCTGGAGGACAGTGATGTTTAAAATGATGGCATCGACTGGCGAGCGCGTACGTGTCTGACCTCAGAATCAGTGAGCTACTGCAGCTTGCCGGCTCCAGCCTTGCCGCTGGCGACTTCCTGCCCGTAGCTGATGTCAGCGCAAGTGAAACCCGTAAAATCACTGTCACTGACTTTTTTGGCAATGCGTCGACGCTGATTGCCGATGCAACTATCCCTAGTGCCAAAATTTTGTTCGGTGCCGGCTCTATCCCAGGCAGCGCACTGCAAGGCGAAACCGTTAATACTTCACAAATCGCTAATGATGCAATTAACGCTGCAAAACTTGGCAATAACTCCAGCGTTCGACTTGTAACTACGCTGCCCGCTTCTGGGGATTTTATTGGTCAGATCGCGCTTGACACCGATGATCTGAAGATCTACTGCTGGAACGGTTCCGTTTGGCTGTCGATCAAAGCAGCGGGCAGCATCAATACCATCGTCGGCGGCGACGCTGGCGTGGTGAACGTCACGGCTTCGCAGACTGGCGATACCGTCACCATCAACACGACACTTGATAACACCAGCGCCGCAAGTCAGTTTCTCGCTGGTCCGACGTCCGGCGCTGGCGCAGTAGCTTACAGAACAATCCAAGGTGCCGATCTACCAACCGCCACGACGACCTCAAAAGGCGGTGTGATTGTCAACGGAAACGGACTAACCGTTTCTGGCGACACCCTGGCAATCAACAACACAGTCGCCGCCAGCGGAACCAACTACGTCGTCACCTACAACGCTCAAGGTTTGGTGACGGGCGGTCGCGCCATCATTGGTTCCGACGTCCCAGTAGCAACTTCTGGATCTGTTGGCGTTGTTGCCCCCGGTGCCGGACTCGGCGTTAATGCCGCTGGCACAATCAGCCACACCAATAGTGTTACCCCTGGTACCTACGAAAAAGTCACAGTTGACTCCCAAGGCCACGTCACTGCCGGTGGTCAACTGGTCAGCGCCGATCTTGCTGACATCAACTTCAGCGCCAGCCAGCTCACCACCGGCACAATCAGCGGTGATCGCTTTGCTGCCAATTCAATCACTGGCTCGAAACTAGCCAACTTCGCCGTTACGCAGATTGGCGGTTCAGGTTCCACCGCAGGCGTCGTTGTCTTCCCGACCGCTGATTACACCGGTCAGTATTTTTACGACTCGCTAAACGGCGATCTGTATTTGTACGACGGTAACGCTTGGCAGCCGATCACAATTACAGCAGGCGAAATTATCTTCGCTGGTACGTTTAGCGCCAATCCCACATACAACAGCGGCGCCGGCAAAATCCTTACGCTGACTAGCGCTGGCACAGCACTGGGACTGTCGGTTAACAGCGCTCTCCCCGCTGCTGCGGCTGCAAACAGCAGGTATTACTTTGTGGTGTCGGAGGGTGGCACCCCGACTACCGGTAACGCACCTCAAGTTGCGCTTGCTCCACCGGACATTGTTCTGTCGGATGGAACCGCTTGGACACATGTCGATGTGTCGTCGACGGTTGCAGCGCAAACTGCCTCGAACATTACAACCACTGCTATTTCCGGCGTAACCGGCAGCAATGTCCAAGACATGCTGGCATCGCTGAACACTATCAAAGCAAACAAGGCTGGAGATACTTTTACCGGAAATGTCACGCTAGACGCTGTCAGTCTTGTTTACGACACCGGTTCCTTTAACACCACAATCTCGGCAGCTACCGCCTCAGCGGCTCGCACAATTACTTTTCCGGATCTAAGCGGCACTGTTCTTGTCAGCGGTAATGCAAATATTGTCAATGCCGATGTTTCCGTTAGTGCTGCTATTGCCTACAGCAAGCTTGCGCTAACTGGCAGCGTTGTAAACGCTGACATTGGCGCTAGTGCTGCTATTGCCTACAGCAAGCTTGCGCTAACAAATAGCATTGTCAATGCTGATATTGCAAGCAGCGCTGCTGTTGCTTACAGCAAGCTCAACCTAAGCAACAGTATTGTCAATGCTGATATTGCTTCTGGTGCAGCAATCGCCTACAGCAAATTGGCGCTCAGTAACAGCATTGTCAACGCCGATATTTCATCGAGTGCGGCTATTGCTGACAGCAAGCTTGCCACAATTTCCACTGCTGGCAAAGTCAGCGGTGGCGCTATTACCAGCGGTACCATTGCTGGCAGCACCGCGATCAACACTAGTGGTGCAATCGCAACATCAAGCACGCTTGATGTTACAGGTCAAACCACGCTTAAAGAAATCAGGGAAACTATTTATGACTTGACTGGTACTGCTATTGATCCCGCAAACGGAACGGTTCAGTACAAGTCATTGAGTGGTAACACTACATTCACCGAAGCACTGGAGAGCGGGCAGTCAGTATTGCTTCGGCTTGAGAACGGAAGTAGTTATACGGTGACGTGGCCAACAATTACTTGGGTGTCGGCAGGCGGCAATGCGGCTCCCGTACTTACCGCAAAAGATGTGCTGGTATTTTGGAAAATCAGCACAACCCTGTATGGTGCTTATGTCGGGAGTTATGTCTGATGATTAGTAAGCTCTTGCTGCTGGCCGCAACCGGCGAACTCACCAAAGATTATTGGATTGCACGTCTTTCGACAGCAAGCAACAATGAATACGTCAGTGGCATAGCAGTGACCGCAAATAATGATATTTATTTTTGCGGCAGATATCCGACAAGTCCTGGTTATGCGTTAATTGGAAAAATGGACAAAAATGCTAATCTTAGCTGGCAGCGGTCTTTGGGTTCTGGCGGATTTTACTCTTATGCTGCTGTTGGCATAGCTTTGGACAGCTCTGAAAACTCATATATCGCACTAAATGAAAGTGGAGGCGGCACACTTGCTGTTGTCTGCAGTTACTCTTCTTCCGGCTCCATTAGATGGCAGAGAAGAATTACAAATGCCTACATAAATGCTATAGCAACAAATTCAAGTGGCGATACATACATTGCCGGTTATACCGGCAGCTTTGGCGCGGAAGAAGCTTACATAGCAAAATACAATTCCTCTGGCGTGCTGCAGTGGCAAAACATCTTATCAATGGACGAAGGCCAAAGCTCGCTTTATACGGCAATTACTCTTGACGCTAGCAATAATCCCGTTGTGTGCGGAAATTATGCTCCTAGCACTTTTGATCGTTTTTTAACAGTTAAATACAATTCATCTGGCGCTCTCCAGTTCCAGCGGAGTGTTCATACAACTGATGCAAACTGGACAGCAACCGCTATCACAACAGACGCTTCTTCTAATGTATTTGTTTTTGGCAAAGGAAATGACGCCTTAAGCGCAATTAAATATACAAGTAATGGCACGTATTCGACATCTACGATTATTAACCGAACAATTAACAGTGTTGCCGCCGCCGCAAAAGACTCTTCTGGTAATATATATATCGTTTCGACAGATAATATAGGCACTTATTTTTCGGGCACGGAAAGACGCAACGATTTTTATGCTGTAAAATATGACAACAGCCTTTCAGTGCAGTATCAACGTTATTTGGGTACCACAAATTCGGAAACGGCCTATGCAATAGCCGTTCAACCATTTAGTCTTTATTTGGCAGGTGCAGCATTTACGTCTTTTGTTTTTGGGCCGACTGCTCCCAATGGCTTAATTGCTCATTTGGCGTTAAATGGCTCCGGGACTGGCACGCATGGCTCGTATTACTACAACAGCGCAAGCTGGAGCACTGCGTCTATGACTCTTCTTTTTAATACAACATCAATTAGCGACAGCTCGGTAACGCTTACCGAAGCCGCATCGACCCTTACCGATTCCGCCGTTACACTAACAGTAACGAAAACTGACATCTAATGCTCGCTTTTCTCGCTGACCCACAAACGCCCATCGGGCGCCAGCAACTCCAAGAGCGTTACCCGCGCGTCAGTTTTCCTGCCGATCTGGAGAAAGCTGACCTGAAGCTTTACGGCGTCATCAGCATCCGCGAGGTGCCCATGCCCGAGTGCGACTATCGCACCGAGCGCGTGGTACAGCTCCCCGTCAAGCAGGTCGATGGCGTCTGGACCCAGCAGTGGGAGGTGCAGCCGCTATCCGCGGAAGAGCAACAGATCATCATCAACAATCGTGCAGATGGCGTTCGCCGAGAGCGTAATGCACGCTTAGCAGCTTGCGACTGGACCCAGCTTTCTGATACCGGCCTTGACGCCCAAGTCCGCATCAACTGGGCAAAGTACCGCTCCGAACTGCGCAACCTTCCATCGCAAACCGGATTTCCGTGGAACGTGACTTGGCCACAGCAACCTGAGTAACCTGTATTTACGGCACCGGCATCATGATCTACCCAGCTACGTACAATCTGACAATTCTGCAAAACGCAACCTGGAAAGGTTCGTTTCGTGCAACGCAAAATCGTCAGACGCTGAGCAGTATCAGCATCGCCGCTGGCACCCCAACATTTAACTGCGACTGCCACGGCTTAACCGCTGGCGACAAAGTTGTGTTTACGGGTGGCACCACGATTCCGTGTGGTTTGACACTCAACACGATCTACTACGTCATTTCCGCCGGTCTTACCGCAAGTGCATTTCAAGTCAGCGCCAGCAGTGGTGGTAGCAGCATTAGCGTGACAGGCACAGCCACTGGCACGTTTTACGTTGCCGAGCCCGTCAATCTGACCAGCTACGGCATTGACGCTGACATCCGTGGACTAATTGACAATACTTCTATCGCAACATTTACGCCAACAATTACAACGGCAGCGGATGGTGCTTTTGAGCTTGTACTGCCCAAGGAAACCGCTTTAACACTGGCTGAAGGACGCTACGGCTACGATGTTTCGCTAACTACTTCAGGTGGTGAGCGTTACTATTGGCTTACAGGTGTCGCCACCGTACAGCGCACGTACTCACGGAACTGATCCATGTCTGACGTACAAATTGCGGTTATCGACCAGCAGGATACGCAAATCGTGCTGGCGGTGCCTGGCGTGCAAGGCGCTACCGGCAGCTCAATTCCATCTGGCGGCACTGCGGAACAGGTGCTGCGCAAAAACAGCAGCACTAATTACGACACTAACTGGTCCCAAGTGACCTCGGCGATGATCGCCGATGGCGCGATTGTTAACGCCGACATCAACGCCAGCGCCGCCATTGCTGGCACCAAGATTAGTCCTGATTTCGGCAGTCAAACCGTTCAAACCACGGGCGTCGTCAGTCACGCGCTTGGAACCGCTGGCGCACCAACGCTTACTTTTACTGGCGACACCAACACCGGCATTTACTCCCCCGGCGCAGACCAAGTAGCCATCAGCACTAATGGCACTGGCAGGTTGTTCGTGGATGCGAGTGGCCGTGTAGGGGTGGGCACTACGAGCAATAGAGACTCTACAAAACTAGACGTTTTAGGTGATATTACTTTTGGTGGCAATGCAAGTTATTACGGTACAATTGGATACAATGCAGGCACTGGGCATCTTGAGTTTACATCTGGCGATGGTTCATTCAAGTGGATTAGGCGAAGCGGGCTTGCAACAAGCATGGTGCTCGACTCCAGCGGCAGGCTAGGCATAGGGACTAGTTCGCCTACCTCGATTTTGCATCTTGCAACAGGAGCTGGTGTTTCAAGTGAATTGCGATTTTCAAATGCGGCGAATAACTGGTCCGTCAAAACAGGCACATCTGCAAACTCTTTTTCCATTGTTGAAAATCAGTTTGGCGGCACTCCCCTGTTTATCGACTCCGCATTGCGAGTAGGGATTGGCACTACGATTCCTGCCACTAATTTAGAAGTAAGGGGAGGTGGCGCTGGCGTTGATGCAATAACAACTATTAGTTCAATTCAAAACGGCGCGTTTGTCCGATTTGCTCCTGCTGGTTC